ATGCAATTGTAGCTGCTGACGGGACCTTTGCTGCTGATGATCTTACAGTAACCAACCTTGTAACTTTGACTGGTGTGGCTGATTGTACAGATTTGACTGACGCTAGCTTCCTTGACTTTATTGCATAGTAGAGTGCAAAAGGTTTAGGTAACTTTAGCCATTTCATTTAGGGATCACTCTTCGCGAGTGATCCCTATTTTAACAACAAAAAAAACTGTCCTAGCGCAAAAATAAAACGGCCTCCATCTGGTGACAATCCATATTTTTTTATGAGGTGATCATCCTGGATGTCAAAGTTGCGTTCCACGTTGGCCTACGCCCAAACACAAACAGAACCGTGTAAAGCCATGATGTCAGAGAACCCTGGTTGTCCTGGCTTTTCTAATCATTGCCGTGGCTGCATGGTGGTTCTGGTAGACTGCCGTCCAGCTCTCAGTTCCGCTGTTTCCTCAGCAAATCCTTTCCTGTACTGCCGCAAAAATAAACCGGCCTCCATCTGATGACATTTTGAACTCTTTTTTTGAGCAGGGTTGTCGGAATAGGTAGAGTTAGAGAGCTAATGAGCAGGCTCTCGTTCTTGGATATTTTACGATCTTATTTATAAGGTACGAAAATGAAAATTATAGTTTACGAACTCGTTGGCTCTTCTACGGGTAATGGTCAGGCATTGCTTGTGCCAGCTGGCGCTGCATTAAATCAGTTGCCGCAGGAGATATTGAGGTTGTTGCCTAAAGGGGTGACTCCCGAGAATGCAAAGCCGCTGAAAACTTTGGATCTACAACCTGAAAATAAACGCATCGCTTTGGATGAGGATAAAGCAATCGAAAAAATAAATGCGAATGGATATTATATTGCGTCTTACAGTATAGAGAGTGAAATCACCACCTCCAGTACTGTACTGCCGCAAAAATAAAAGGCCACCGTCTGGGTAGGTGATATTTTGAGCACTGGGCATTGAAATCGGAACCTCAGTTTAGCGGCTTAACTGACCTCCAGTCAGGGTTTGTCAGAAGAAGACTTCAGGGAGCAATAGGTATGGGCGGAATCACTCACGCGATCGGTTTGGACGCTATGTTGTTACGGAGGTTTCCAGAGCTGAAACCCGGTAACAAACCGCCATCACAAGCACACTGGCGCTGGTTTGCTCGTGCCTGTCAACTCAAGCGTGGCGTGCCTTGTGCGCTGATGATCGAGGCACAAACCGGGTATTTACTGTTGGTCAGCCATCTGCCTGAATCCATTTTCGAGTTTGGATTCGACACCTACGATGCCTTACTGACTTCACTGGATATCCATCCGGACATGCACGAACAGCCGTACGATGCTTTGTATACTTTCGAGCCTAATCCAGATTGCATATGCTGGCAGAAAGGCAATCCGTCTGACCCCGCTCTTGAGAGTAGACTGGACGAAGCAGCTCAACAAATAGCAACCATGAGTCCAGCCCAAGGGCATGCCGCATTGGCCGAATTAAATAAACAGACTATCTCTCTTTCCTCTGGCAAGATTCAGCCTAAAGCGGTGATCCGAGACCGGCTAAAATGCTATGCGGACCAGTGGCGTCATTACTCTGAAAATACCAACCTTATCGTTCATGCGTGGAATGCGTGGCGCGGGAAAAAGCCGTGGGTGAAGGAGTGAGCGATGAATCTTGAAGGCTAACTTCTCAGTTAAATTAATGCTAATTGGTTGGATATGGAAAAAAAACTGGTTGCCCTTCATGTACTTGATGATTGCCGGTATGCATTAGCAGCATTGGAAGCTGGAAAAATGGGAGCAGATTTTAGGCTGTATTTGGCTGCCATTTTTACACTGCTAAGGTCAGTTGGACATGTACTTGATAAAGTCGATGGAAAGAATCCTGTTTTGAAACCTATAATTAAAGAAAAATGGCAAAATCTCAAAGACAGTAAGCCTAATCCCAAAATCTTTTGGAAGTTCATAGAAGCAGAGCGTAATAGTATTCTCAAAGAATATGAAATACATTTCGGACAAAATATTACAATTTTCCCGGAATCTATAGCAGGTAGCTCAGGGGTTTCCCCGAAACAACGCGTTGATTTATATACGCATCTAATTGATTACAAAATCAATGATGGAGAATTCGAAGGGGATGAACTCCTTGAATTATTAAGAAAATCCATTTTGTGGTGGGAAGAATATTTAGCCCCTATTGCCAACCGCCCGGTTGATTAAATCAACCTGCCCGACTGCTTGTGTATGCTCACCTATGAGCATGACTCCGCTGTTTCCTGAAAAATCCTTTCCCCTTCTTCCTTTCGTAGTATCCTACCCTTCCATAACATTGACATTTTCTCATAACGACCTAAGTTATCCACTGTAATTTTCTGGTAGATACGTCCATCTCAATGTATTTTTGTGGCTGTTTGGGTCTGTCGACTGTTTTTTCGGACCTACTGCCGCCATCATAGCAGAGGAGCGGGGTATGGTGCTGACTTATCGGGATGTGCTGCGGCACATTCCTGCGGATAGGGTTCTGGAGCGGTTTTTTACCGACTCCGGATTTTCTTTTTCCGGGCCTGTGGAGTTTGATGGTGAGCTGGATAATAATGTCGCTTTGCAGATCACTGAGGAAATAGAAAATTGCAGTGACATGGTCTTGCGCGACCGCGTTGTTTCCGGTCTCCAGCAGACGCTTGAATTGAACGCTGGCAATGCGGACAAGGCCATGTTTGATAGTGTACGAGGAGACGATGCGGCACGTGCGGCTCTTGGGGTCTGCGTGAGTTCGCTGCACCGGGCATTGTGGCTTATGGTCCACAGTCCGCCAGCTTTTATCAATGCCTGTGAGATGTATTATCTGGACAGCCATGAGAGTCGGAGTCAGCAGGCAGACCTTGGAGTGTGCAGCCCGGTTATACGAACACAGGAAGCGCTTCAGGGGTTTCAGTCCGCTATCCAGCACTTTTACCGCAAGGAGCTCAGCTGCGGGGAGGCCATCGAGGCAAATATTCTGGACAGATCTCCCAGTGTCTACTTGGTCGTGGCACATGCCAAGGACCTTGCGACGGTATCACGGGAGTTCCAGGGTTCGGAATTGCACTCTCGCGTGGCGAATCCGAGTATTGATATGGCCATCGAGTATCCCGCTCTTACTGGGGTGGCCAGAACGCTGATCAAAGGCGGTGCCAAATATCACACCATGCTGGCCAGAGCCTTTGCCCGGCACCTTCTCGGGCAGATAGCAGAACCCCGCCGCTTGCCCCCACCGACCATCAATCTGGGAGCCCTGCGCACAGGGTTTCATGCGCAGCAGGCGTATGACGATGGATTCTGTGGTCTCCAGGTCAAATCCATATCTCTTTTATCTCCTGATGACACCTTGAAAACCGAATTTACGGCCACCGGGAGACGGTACGGTGAGAGCGTGATCGATCTCATCAACCGTCATTTGCCGCACGACAGCCCGCTCGAACACCAGTGGAAGATTGAGGCGGCCAGTATCAAGCTGCACTATCCGCCGGGGGAAGCCCACGGTGGGCGCAGGGTGGTGACGGTCGAGATTACCAGCACCGGCCGGTTGAATCTGCACAAGTATGATGAGGCCTTGCGTAACCAGCTGGAAGGCTATCTGCTCGAGGCCGGAATAATGCAGCCTGGGCAGGCGCTGGACATGCATGAAATCGACGCAGCGCAACGACCGGATCTCAACGATGCCGACGAGTAAGCAATCGGCCTGGGCTCTGGCGTGTAAATTTTTCCTGTGGGGATGTCCTGTGCGCGAGTCCCGTCTTGACGAAGATGATCTGCGTGGCCTTATGCTTCTCAAGGACCGGCGGGCGGTAGAGACCTGTCGAAACGATTTCAGAGAAATCATCTGTCCGTATTGCGGGATGCAAAAAGGTGATGTTGTCAAGAGCGAGGAAGGGCTGATCTGCCAGTGCCCGGATTGTGGCGAGGTTTTTCTCAGCGAAGCGGATTGCAGGTCCTGGCAACTGAAGCCCGGCTGGATGGCTCATGCCATTCGTCACGCCATGGACCTTTCTGGCGAGCTTATGGAGCTGGAAAGAAACGTGGTTCGGCTTGGGGTATATGCGCGTCACACTGTTGTGCTGTCGCCAAGCCTGTCCACCGTGGCTCTTGATGGCCGATTGATGGACCGAATGAGCGTGAAAGGACACAGTGACCCGTATGTGATCACTCCCAAGGTCGGAAGTCCGAAGACCCTGCCAAATGGGCTGGACTGGCTACCACTCGAGGAGCGGTTTGCTCTGTATGGTGACGGGCTGACGTTTATCCCTCCCGGTCATGATGACGAGCACTTCGGAGGTCTTTCTCCTGTTCATGGTCCGTTTTCCGAGGATTTCAGGATTGTGTACCTAGACGATGAGCCGATCAGGCTATCCAAAGCCCAGGCCGCTGTGTTCAAGGCACTGTGGGATTTTGCCGGCCAGCCGCAGTCAGCCGAGACCATTATGAACCGGGCCGGTCTGTCGAGTGCTAAACTTGCGGACATTTTCAAGGTCAAGTCCCGGGATAAGGGCAATCCCAGATACGAGCTGCGAAAGAAGGCCTACGACCGCCTTGTAACTTGCCGGAACCGCGAGGGACTGTACTGGATGGAATGTGCTGCTGATCCGGTTTCCGGGAATATAACTCCGGAGGGGTTGCAGGAACCCGCTTAGTCATTGGCGAACCACTTTTGAGCCGATATGGTTCGCCGGTCATTAAAAATCTAGTATTATCGGTATGTTAATTGGCGAACCATATTTTTCAAAAAGTGGTTCGCCAATAAATTCTCCCTTCTTTGCAGGTGCCTTCTCGAAGCAGACAATTCTCTTTGCACTTCCCTTTATATAAAAAATCTTTAATTTTGAGTAGTTGATTGGCGAGCCATCTTTAGTAACGGATGGTTCGCCATTGTTTTTTCTGATCTGAAGCAGGTCCGCTGGAGGGGCTATTGGCGAACTTGAAAAAAGTTTCAATTTGTAACTGATAATTATCTTATATTTTTCAGCTATTTAATTGGCGAACCAAAACTTCCTGAAAAGTTCGCCAATAGGTCCCTTCTTGGTTCGCCAATGATCAAGGAGGTTGCAGTCGTTGCTCAAATCCAAACAAGGAGAAAACGACATGCAACACGAAAACGGCCATCCGGCCACCCCACTGGAATCGGCATTTGCCGAGAGTCGCACCACCCTTCCTGTTCCATTTTCCTCCCTTTCTGCCCAGGTCATCCGGGATCTGCCGCTTACGTCTGTGGCTGATCTGCAGCGGTTTGAGGCTCAGGCCAAGTCCGAGCTGGCGAAGCTGTCGTCCGCGATTCAGGCGGGACTGTCCATGCGGTTTGAGGAAACAGCCAGGGAACAGCTTCTGAGCCAGGGCAAGGACACCGGTACCACCCACATTGATGAGGACAATTTCGATGTGAGCATCGAGATCGGCAAAACCGTCAAGTGGGACCAGGAAAAGCTCGCAGAAATCACCAAGCGTATCGCTGACAATGGCGGAGACCCGGGCGAGTTTATCAGCGTGAAGTATGCGGTTTCGGAAGCCAAGTACAAGGCCTGGCCGGAAAAGCTGAAGAAACCTTTCGAACCTGCCCGTACGGTCAAACCAAGCAAGCCCAAGATCACCCTGCGTCAGGCCAAGGAGGATCGGTAATGTTTACCTATTCTCTACATCCTGCCGTCGAGATCTTCCCGGCCATGGATGAATCGTCCTTTGCGGGTCTTGTGGAAGACATCCGGGTCAATGGCCAACTCGAGCCCATCCTCGTGTGGCGGGAGCAAATCATCGATGGTCGAAATCGACTCCGGGCCTGCGAGCAGCTTGGGATCGAACCCAAGATCCGTGAGGTGGATTCGAATGAAGACGATCTCATCGGCCTTGTCCTCTCCCTCAATCTCCATCGCCGTCATCTGAGTGAAAGCCAGCGGGCCATGATCGGTGCTCGTTTTGCCTTCATGCGCCGGGGCCGTCCTCAAACAAATCCGCCAATTGGCGGAAATAAACGGACTGGACATCAACCTCCGGCATATTTGCCGGAAGTTCGCAAAACATCACACTCCATGGAGGTGCGCTAATGGGACTGCCAATCATATCTGCTGATCAACGTCTGGCCGAACGGTATGGAGTCAAGCTGGTTCTGCTCGGGAAAAGCGGGATCGGCAAGACCACCCAGCTCAAGAGCATGCCCGAGGATTCCACCTTGTTCGTGGATCTGGAGGCGGGCGATCTGTCCGTGAAATCATGGAAGGGCGACTGCATCCGCCCCAAGACCTGGCCAGAGTTTCGAGACCTGGCGGTCTTTCTGGCCGGTCCCAATCCCTGTTTGCCGGACGACATGCCTTTTTCCAAGGCCCATTTCGAGACTGTTTGCCGGGCCTTTGGAGATCCGGGTCAGCTGGCAAAATACACGACCTATTTTGTCGATTCCATCACCGTGCTCTCCCGCATGTGTCTTGGCTGGGCCAAATCTCAGCCGGGTGCGATCTCCGACAGAACCGGGAAGCCTGATCTTCGTGGTGCCTATGGGCTGCTCGGACAGGAGATGGTCGGCACCCTGACCCATCTGCAGCATGCCAGGGGCAAGAATGTCATCTTTGTGGCCATCCTGGATGAGAAGATGGATGATTTTGGCCGCAAGACCTTTGTCCCACAGATCGAGGGCTCCAAGACCCCACTGGAGCTGCCGGGCATCGTGGACGAGGTGATCACCTTGGCGGAACTGCCCAATGAAGAAGGCGAATCGCGTCGCGGGTTTGTCTGCCAGACCCTCAACCCCTGGAGCCTTCCTGCCAAGGACAGATCCGGAACGCTGAATCTTGTCGAACCGCCTCACCTTGGAAACCTCATCCGCAAATGCGCCCATAAGGAGTAAGTCATGTCCTTTTTCGATTTCAATAATGCCGAACAGCAGCAGTCCTACGATCTTATCCCCCATGGAACTCTGGCCAAGGTACTTCTTACCATACGTCCCGGCGGGTTCGACGATCCCAGGCAGGGTTGGACCGGCGGCTGGGCCACACAGTCCAAGACCACGGGCTCGGTCTATCTCTTATGTGAATACGTTGTTCTGGAGGGACCCTTTGCCAAGCGCAAGCTATGGTCGAACATCGGACTCTATTCGCCCAAGGGACCTGTGTGGGGAAACATGGGTCGATCCTTTATCCGGGCGATACTCAACTCTGCCTACGGGATTCAGCCTGACGACAACAGTCCCCAAGCACAGAACACCCGCTCCATTGCCGGGTTTGCCGATTTGAACGGACTCGAGTTCGTTGCCCGCATCGATGTGGAGCTCGATCAGAACAAGGCTGAAAAGAACACCATCAAGACGGTCATCGAGCCGGATCACAAGCAATACCGGGAGATCATGGGTGCTGTTTCCCGGCCTTCCTCCGGAGGAAATGCGTCATGGAATCAGGATTCGGCTTTTGACCAGGCACCTTTTTAGGGAGGATCGATGGTGGATTTTTACACACAAGAAATATCGCAGCAATGCGCAGGACTTGTGGACGCCGGGCTTCTGGCCCGGCGGGCCACTGAGCCTGACAGAACCTATCTTGGCGCTTCCCGGCTTGGAGTGTCCTGCGAGCGTGCATTGCAGTTCGAGTTCATGAAGGTGCCTGTTGATCCGGGCCGGGAACTCTCGGGGCGGTTGCTACGCATCTTTGAGCGCGGTCATGTGATGGAGGATGTGTTTGCCGGATGGCTGAGGCTGGCGGGATTTGATCTGCACACCCATGACGGAGAGGGCGAACAATTCGGGTTCAGCGCACTGGATGGACTGCTGCAGGGACACATCGACGGCGTGTTCCTGGGCGGTCCTGCAGGGATATCCTACCCGGCGCTGTGGGAGATGAAGTGTCTTGGCAAACGCGGATTTACAGAGGTCAGCAGATCAGGCTTGGCTGTGGCCAGACCCGAGTATGCGGCGCAAGTGGCCGTGTATCAGGCCTACATGGATCTTTACGAGTACCCGGCTGTGTTCACGGTGCTTAATGCCGACTCCATGGAGATCTACACCGAGCTCATCCCCTTTGACGCAGCCCTGGCCCAGAAGATGAGCGACCGGGCGGTGAAGATCATCACTGCCACCCGGTCCAGTGAACTGCTCCCTCGCGGTTTTGCCATGGCCGATCATTTCAAATGCCGGATGTGCGCATGGCAGAAGCGGTGCTGGGAGCAAGGGCTATGAGCGCGTCCCGGTTCTCATCACACATGAAGTCACTGGAGCGGCTGCTTTGCAGGCAGACAGCAAAGGATGGTCCTGAATCCAGGCTGGTGGTTGCCGTGCTGGCCAGAGCGATTCTCGATCTGGCTATCCCTTCGCAGCGACGGAATGCTCAGCGGTTTATTGCCAGCTCCCGGCTTGAGGATTGGTGCGGGTTCGTTGGCCTGGATCCTTTGTTTGTGCGCGAGATGGCCAAACGGTGGATCAGCTCCAGGCGAAGCAAGAAAGATACGGAGAGATTATGAATAGCGGATATATAAAGCTTTGGCGGAAAACTCTGGAATCTCCTGTTTGGCAAAACCCCAAATTGTTCAGGTTTTGGATGTGGTGTCTCATGAAGGCATCCCACAAGGAACGTGAGGCCCTGGGGGAATTTGGATTCCGAAAGACCCACCTGCTACCGGGTCAATTTGTCTTCGGAAGGAAGAGGGCTGCGACGGAAACAGGCTTGTCGGAAAGGACAATCAGAAGCTGTCTGGACTGCCTGAAAGATATGGGAAGTCTGAAGGTTAAAGCGACCAACAGGTTTTCTATCTTAACCATTAAAAACTGGGACATTTATCAAGAAGAGCAGCCCAAGACGTCCAGCGAAACGATAACAGAAACGACCGGCGTCCGACCTTCAAGCGACTTTCGTGCGACCACAGACAAGAATGTAAAGAATGTAAAGAATGTAAAGAATAACTACTCTGTCGGTTTTTTGTCTTTTTGGAAAGCGTATCCCAAGAAAATCTCCAAGGGTGATGCATGGAGTGCTTGGAGACAGAACAAAAAAAACATGCCCGAACTCTCCGTCTTGCTCGAGGCCATCGAGAAGCAAAAGCAGAGCGCTCAGTGGAATAAGAATGGCGGCCAGTTCATCCCCGGCCCGGGGAAGTGGATCCGGCAATGCAAATGGGACGACGAAATAGGTCCAGTGGAGCAGCCTACCAGCCTTCGGGCATTCATGGAGTCGCAGGAATGAACAAGGGCGCATTCTCCGATTTTGTGGAAGACCTGGCCTTACATTTCGGACAGGACAAATTTGTTGAACCAAATCAGCAGACCAAGAAACGGATCGGTTCATGGTTCAATCAAGTGAAACAATTGCCGGATGAATCGCTGTACTGGATGGCCGGGCAGATCAAACGAAACAATGAATTCTTCCCCAGGAATCTCAGCAAGACCATACTGGAGCTTTGGCCGGGATGGCGCAACCAGCATCCTGAGAAGTGTGCACCTGCAAATATCCAGAGTAAGGAATGTCACGACTGCCTTGACGGGTTGCTCTATGCCTACAGGTGGTACAAAAACCAGATCCTTACAGCAGCTTTTCGCTGTTTTTGTGGGCGGGCCTATCGTAACTTCCCTGCAATGCCCATTGCCTCGAAGTCTGAACTGGAAAGCAGCGGGTGGATCGTCATTGAAGTCATGCCTGGCGGGAAGCATGGTCACGATGGAGGGATGGATTTCAGGGAGGTCATCTAGAGGGTTTGTCGGAATACTGATCGAGAAAGAGCAATCACACGCCGAGCATGGCGTGAAGGAGTACGAATATGACAACAACGATCCTTGCCCTGGATTTGGGCACAACGGCTGGCTGGGCCATGGTGGGAAAAGACAGCAATGTCGTAAGTGGAACAGAGAACTTCAAACCTGACCGGTTCCAAGGTGGCGGCATGCGTTATCTGCGCTTTGGACGTTGGCTGAGCGAGGTCAGGGAGTGTGCCGGAGGAATCGATCTGATGGTCTTCGAAGAGGTCAGAAGGCATATGAGCACCGATGCAGCGCATGTCTACGGAGGTTTCCTGGCCACACTCACCTCCTGGTGTGAGCATAACCGGATTCCGTACCAGGGTGTTCCTGTGGGTACGATCAAGAAACACGCAACCGGCAAGGGCAATGCCGGAAAGCAGGCCGTGATAGCAGCCATGCAGGCCAAAGGATATCATCCCAAAGACGATAACGAAGCCGATGCCCTGGCACTGCTTACCTGGGCCATGGAGCAGGGAGGTGTCAGATGAAACCTATAGCGGAACTTCTCGGAAGACTGTGCATGGAGGAACAACGCTCGATGTGCGCTACGGCCTGGCAGACGCATGGGGTGGTGATCATCCCGGCAGAAGAGATCCTCAGCCAAACAGATCGCAAACGACTGCATGCCTTGGCCACCAGTCTGTACGGTGCTCGAAGTGGTGTCTGCTCCCGATGGCACAAGGACGATCTGGTGGATCGCGGTGACGGTGAAGTCTGGAAGGTACTCGTGGCAGGCAAGCACGCAGCTCTTCTTCAACGTCAGCTAGACGGTGCTCTGCATACCATCGCCCAGCCAAAGGAGGTCCGTTCATGAGTGCCGGAAAACCAAAGGCCGGAGAGTGTGTAGAGCGTTCGGACGGGACCGTGGTCGAGTATGTGCAAAAAACCGATACGCAAAACCTCAGCCGGTACCGTATCGTGGACAGCCTGGAGTTGATGCGTAAGAACAAAACCATCAGTGAATCCATGTTCGACGCAGGCCAGCTTTTTGCCAGGGATTTTCAAGCCGCTCACCTCGAGGGGATGAGGGCGATGAACATCGAACACATCAGTGGAGCCACCGGCGGGGAATCCATCACCGAGTACAGCGCAAAGGCTCGCGAGCGTATCCACAAGGCTCTCGAAGCAGCAGGAGGTCTGGACAGTCCGGCAGGGTCAGCCCTGTGGGGTATCGCCGGGAACGGGATGTCCATACGCCAATGGTCACAGAACACCAGCTGGAGTGGCAAATCTGTCTCCGCTCATGAGGCCAAGGGAATCCTCATTGCAGCACTCGGAATGCTTGCACGCTTCTATGGCTTTGAATCCATACGAAAAATTCGGTCCATAAAATATTGAAATTGCCCTATTGACAAAGCGTGTACACCGAAGGCATTATTCTAACCAGACTAGAAATCTGTGCCCACTTGGATGAACTCCGGGTGGGTTTTTTTACTGACCTTCGGAACTTGCAACCTCCAAGTGAATCCTTTACCCAGACGAGATGAGCACCAAAAAAAGCAAAACAATCAATGACGCCTCTGGTTCAGGTAAAAACAACGAATATGACGGTTCATACAAACAGTTTTTCTCCCATCCAGAGATGGTTAAAAGCCTGATCCGAGATTTTGTACCCGAAAAGTGGGTTCGGGGACTGGATTTCTCCACCCTGGAGAATGTCAACAAGAGCTTCTCCTGTGACGATATCCGATCACGTCATGATGACTGCATCTGGCGTGTGAAGTGGGATGACTCGTGGGTGTATGTTTATTTGCTCATTGAATTTCAGAGCACAGTGGATCCATGGATGGCCGTTCGGATTATGGTTTATACCGGATTGCTTTATCAGGATCTCATCAAGAGCAAGATTGTCGGCAACGGAGACAAGCTGCCGCCGGTGTTTCCCATTGTACTCTATAACGGCTGCAATCGTTGGTCCGCCAAGCAGGAGATTTCGGATTTGATTACTCCTATGCCGCCCAGCCTGGCTCGTTATAAACCAAGCCAACGATATTTTTTTCTGGACGAAAGCAGTGTTCCCAAGGAAAAACTCAACAAGAACGAAGGGCTGTCGACTTTGCTCATAAGCCTTGAGCAAGTACGAAGCACTGATGAGTTGCAATGTGCGCTTAAAGAACTTATGAAAAGGCTGAAAGGGCCTGAATATCTTTCTTTGCGCCGAATATTCACAGTTTTTATTCGCCGGATAGTTCTCGGACGGATGATGCCTGGAGAACCCATACCCGAAGTAGATGATTTGCAGGAGGTTGATAATATGCTGGCAGAACGTGTGACAGAGTGGACGGAAAAGTGGAAGAGTGAAGGCAAGGTCGAAGGCAAGCAAGAAGGCAAAATCGAAGGTACTATCGAGACTGCTCAGAAAATGCTTTTGAAAACATTGAGGATGAAGTTTGGCACTGTAAAGCCTATGGTGGCTAGCAGGGTAAATTCCATTCACTCCCAAGAGTCATTGGACAAGCTTTTCGAACGAGCCTTCAGCTGTGCAAGTCTGGAAGAGTTCGAAAAAGATCTTACTTCTGCCACGGACAACTAACCCGCAGGCCAACCTCTATCACTGACCAAATCGGCAGCGCCATCGCGCGTGTG